TAGAGTCTATAAGACTTGATAGAAAGTTTTATAAAGAAGTTCCTCCTTGCACGGTGTAAATTATGCAAATACAAGCAATAGGCGCACCGTTCAAAACGGAATGGTCATCAAATAGTAATAGATTACCTGAAACTTTTTCTTGGACTAAGGAAGAAAGAGAAATAAAGGTTTATATTGATAATGGTATTGTTCGTGGTGCAAATGGTAATAAGAATAATAAGAAGTTTGCATGGTTCTGTGAATCACGAATAGTTCGTTATTCTGTATATGAAGACATAAAGAATAACCTAACAAAATATAAAGAATCTTATCATAAGATATTCACCTGTGATGAGGAATTATTGTCTCTTGATAGTGATTTATTTGTGTTTGCGTTTTCTGGTAGTAATCTTCCTTGGACACCACTAGATGAATATAGTTTAAACAATAAAACTAAATTAGCATCTTTGCTTGCTTCTCCAAATACGAGCACTGAAGGACATAAGAACAGAATAAGAATGGCAGAAAAATTTAAGGATTCTGTAGATCTATATGGTGGTATATTTGGTAGTAAGAAGATAGGTGTAAATGATGGTGAACATTATCACCATAAGAAGAAAACAGAAGCCTTAAAAGATTATATGTTCAGTATAACAATTGAAAACTGCAAATATAATACTTATTTTACCGAAAAGGTAACAGATTGCTTTGCAAACGGTACTATACCAATTTATTATGGAACAGAAAAGATATCAGACTATTTTAATAATGATGGTATAATTTTTCTAAATGATAATTTTAATTTATCAGATATATCTGTGGATATATTCCAATCAAAATTAACTGCAATAATGGATAATTTTGATAGAGTTAGAAAGATGAGAGGATCTGATGATTATTTGATTGATAGGATCAAAGAAGTAATATGAAAAAGATAGTATCATACTCTTTATTTGGTGATAAACCCAGATACACCGTGAATTCATTGATTAATGCGGATCTATGTGCTGAATATTATCCAGATTGGAAATGTAGAATTTATTATGATAGTACTGTTTCCAATAGGGTTATATCCGAATTAAATAAAAAATCAAATGTTGAATTGGTAATGTCTAATGGAATGGGTCATGCAAGAAGAATGTGGAGATTCTTATCTTATGATGACTGTGATGTATTTATTTCTCGTGATATTGATAGTTACATCACTAAGAGAGAAGTATCTGCAGTAAATGAGTGGTTAGATTCTGGAAAAAATCTACATGTAATGAGAGATCATCCACACCATAAAAATAAAATACAAGCGGGTATGTTTGGTCTTAGGAAAAATGATAAACTACAGCAGATTAAATTACTATATGATACATTTATCAACAGTAGTAATAACCATTTAAGTATGGATGAAGTATTCTTAACTGATAAAATCTATAATCTTTACATACAAGATATGATAGTTCATGATGATAAGAATTTTCATTCCGATAAGACAAATGACTGGAAAGAAAGCATTCTATATAATGATGAGTATGGTCAGTTTATTGGTAGAGCACAGTATCCACCATCCATACACCAAGAAGAGTTTCAGAAATATGAAAGGATTTTACGATGAAAGTAGATTATGTTGTAGTGAGTTCAACATGTGATCCTTTCTATTTGGACTTTTGGCCAACTGTATCCATGATATGGAAAAGAAAGTTTAATTATACTCCTGTTCTTTTCTTGGTTCATAGTGATAAATCGGTAAAAGTTTCGGAAGAATATGGTGAAGTTGTTTACTTTGACCCAATACCAGATGTTCCTCTTAATGTCCAAGCACAATGCTCACGATATTGGTTACCAGTAACAAAACCAGATGCAACTTGGATGACATCTGATATTGATATGTTTCCGATATCCAAGAAATATTTCATTGATAATTTGAGAGACATATCTGATGATAAATTTGTCAATATGAATGCAAGAGGAGTTGGCATATTCCCATGTTGTTATAATGTAGCAAAGGGAAGCACATATAAAGAAATATTGGAATTGCCAGATACTTATTCCGAATATTTAAATCAAACAAAATGGTGGAATTTTAATTATGGTCACACTCCACAGGGAAGTGGTATGGATTTGAAGCATTGGGGAATTGATGAATGGTATCCCAATAGAAAAATGGAAAATTACCATGATAGAGGTAGATTTGTATTAACTGGAAGAAATGGTTCACCAGCAAGAGATAGGTGTCCTCTCAGAGTTGATAGACAACACTATGGATCATGGAATGAACAGGGAGTACTCAGTGAGCATTATCTTGATGCACACTCCCTAAGACCGTATAACCAATATAAACAGCAAATAGATCATCTAGTAAGATTGATAATGAAAGGAATATAATGAACGGATCATTCGAATTTGGTAAGGGCAGTAGACTTGGTAATCAAATTTTTCAAATAGGATTGCTTTATTCAATTCGTCAGAAAAGGGGTCATGATTTTTTCGTACCAAGAGGAGATGAGCAATTCTGGAAATGCTTTGATGTTTCATTAAATGAGGGAAGGCATCATTGTCCACATAAGTTCCACGAACACAAACCAACTGTTGTTTATGAACCAAATGTTTATAATCAACACAATGGAACAATGTTCTATGGTTATTACCAATCATACAAGTATTATGATAACTGCAAAAATGAATTTGTAAACTTTTTAAAGTTTAAAAATGAGCATATGGATTTTGCTCAACAAAAATATGAAGAATTTAAGTCAAAATATAATCTTCCTATAGCGAATATACACTATAGAAGAACTGATTATCTTGGCAATTCTGAAAATGCATGGGGCAATCTCCATACAGAGGGATACTATACCAAAGCAGATGAATCAATAACAAACGATTGTGTTTATATTGTGTTTTCTGATGATATTAACTGGTGTAAAGAAAATACAAAGTTTAATAAGAATGTAGAATATTGTGATTGGGATGAGTATAAAACTCTTGCATTCATGACTCTTTGTGATATTAACATCATAGCAAATAGTACATTCAGTTGGTGGGGAGCATTCATGAATAAGAAAAATCCAAGAGTTATCTCTCCCGGTACATGGTATGGTCCAAAAATGACTTCAAACGGATATAATGGTTATGATGATATAGTACTGCCATCATGGGATAAGATTCCAGTATTTAAGAGAAGATAATGCCACACACATTAACATTAAGTATTGCTACTCGTAATGATTTGCATGAAGCAGATCCACATACACCATTAGAACGATTACAGAATAATTTAAATTATGTCAGTCAATATGTAACCGACAATATTCAATATCATATTGTTGATTGGGGTAGTGATGATCGGGTTGTTAATCGTCTAAAGGTTCCTAAGAACTTAAAAACAGTCATATACACCGTTCCCAAAGAAGATACAAAAGCAATAAAATCACCCTTTCCAGAAGTTTTATGTCACAATCTCGTGATGAGAAATACAGAAACTGATTTTTATGGCAGAGCAGATCAAGACACTATAGTTTCTAAAAAATTTATTAATTGGTTTAATTCAGCAAATCTTCATGAAGATACCTGGGGATGGTCAGTTAGAAGAAATCTGATTCGAGAACGAATAAGTGATAATGAAGATGAAACTAAGTATAATGATGATCCTATGTTTGGAGATTGTTTCAGATGTGCTGTTGGTATATTGTTATTGAGTAACAAAATAATAAAAGAAACAAAAGGATATAGTGAAGAAAATATTCAATGGAATCACATGGAACATGAATTCATAGGTAGACTTTTGACACATAAAAAAGAACATTTTAAAAATATAGGATTAATGTTAGATGCACCATTCTATCATATTGATCATATAAAAACTGTAAATGCAATAAGAACACAAAATAAAACATTAACAGATTATAAAATTTCACAATTACCACTCAGGATCAATAATGGAAACTGGGGACTAAATACTTTTAAGAACATACAAACTCATAGGTTTAATTTCTAATGTCAATAATACTATATCATTCAAATACACCGATCCCACAGCATTTAAGAGACTGTGTAACAAAGATAAAACAGTACTCAAACATACCAATATACCTCTTAACAGATTCTAATGATGGTATAGATGGTGTTGAAACTTGTAATATAAATCAGTACAGTGATTTTAATTGGTTGAATGGATTAGAATATTTTAATGGTTATGATCTTCCTCAAATGTGGAAGACTTCTTGCTATAGACTTTTTTATATCAAGAAATTAATGGAAGAAAAGAATCTATCACAAGTTCTTCATTTTGATAACGATGTATTATTATACGAATCACCAGAAACTATAATACAAAAAATATCAGAAAAGTATGATAATTTTGCAATAACTGCACATACAAACAATGAAGTTGTTTTTGGTATGTCATATATCAGACATGCTGATTCTATAAAACCATTGATTGATTATTTACAAAACCAATTAACTATAAACTTTAGTACTTTAAAGAATAAGTATGATGGATTCCCAAATGAGATGCGTCTTATTTCTGCTTATCAGGGTTGGCAGCCTTTGCCAATCTTACCATCAGGACTAACAGAATATAGATACACCAATAATTATGAGCATTTCAATTCTGTATTTGATCCATCTTCATATGGACAGCATATAGGTGGTACTTGGGCAGAGAAGCGACCAGGGTGGTTTGGAACACATCAAGAAATAGGTAAATTTATAGGAAACGGAAAAATTAAAGTAATCTTTGAGAATAGAAATCCATATCTGATCTATGAAGGTAATAGAATCAAGATAAATAATCTACACATACACTCAAAGAATACTGGATCTTTCTTATGATTTTACATGATGCGATAGTACCTTTTCATCCAAAGGATAGACCAACAGTTGAGATGTGTTGTTCCTATCTAAGAAACAATATGGGTATTAGAAGAATATTTCTAATAACATCAGAAAATCCACATATACCGGATACGACCTTTATCAACGAACGAGAGTTGAATGATATAATATCATTAGATGATATACGAAGAAGATGGGAAGCAACTGGTTCTAGATTTTCCAATAGATCAGGATGGATATATCAGCAGTTATTAAAACTTGGTGCAGATCAATGGATATCTGATTTACATGAAGATTATTTAATATGTGATTCTGATATAATGTTTTTGAATAATCCATATGGTGCAGTAGAACAAGGAAAGTTTCCTTATAACAAAGCATACACCGGAGAGTACAATACTCCATATAGAAACAACTATAATAGATTGATGAAAGAGCAAACAGAATCCGGTTTCTCATTTATTAATCATAATATGGTATTTAATAAAGAATGCATAAGAGAACTAAAACAATTTATAGAACAAAAAAATGGCATGAGATGGGATCTTGCCATAATAAATGCATTAGATTTTAATTCATTTTCTGATTTTTCTGAGTATGATTTATATGGCAACTGGATGTTTAAATACAAAAAAGATAAGTTAGTTAATGTACCAATACGAATCAAAGATATAAACAAAGTACCATCTGGTGATGATTTGAATAGATTTAGAAACGAAGGATTCCACATACTAAGTTCTCAAGAATGGAGTAGATAATGAAACTGGAAGAATTTAAACAAAGAATAAAGCATTGTAATACATTTTTTATCATAGGTGCAGAGAAAGCAAATTACACAGATGATTTTTATCTACAATCAGATAATATAAGATATTGTGTTCTTATTGAACCGTTACCATTTAATATTTTAGTTTTAGAAGAAAAGTTTAATGATAATGATGCATTTAATATCATACCGTGTGCAATCACACCAAAATGTGGTTTATATGAGATGATCACAACACAAAATCCAGATGATAATCTTTCTGGATCTTCTTCATTGATCTTGAATGAAAGAAATAATATAAGAAAAGAACTTGAAAAGAAAAATGATAAACCACAAATAATACAAATTGAAGGAAGAACAATCCATTCAATAAAGGAAGAATTGGATACACTCTTCTTCGATTATATTCAAATTGATACAGAGGGAAATGATCGAGATGTATTTTTTCAATTAGTTGAAAATGGAATACGATTTAAAAATATAATGATAGAAAGTATGTGGTTGAAGTCGGATGAAAAACAACAAATACACTCCAAATTATCAGAATTGGGTTACACATATTTTGATGATGGCTGCAATACAATAGCATTCAAAGATATTGATGAGGATTCTACAAATGATACAATATGATGAATATATCTGGGGAGATAGATTTAAAAGTGATTTCCAGAATAATAACCGAGTGGTATACTCAAATATAGATCATGTAAAAAACAGTATGAATAAAAACTGTTCAGTAGTTGTAACACATAATGGTGATAACCCTGTAGATGATGATAAGATAAGTCATTTTTCAAATTTAAAAAGATGGTTTGGTCAAAATGTAATGACTACTAATGATAAAGTAACTCCTCTTCCAATAGGTCTTGAGAATGATTATATTGGTGGTCAACCACAAAGAAAACATATATTAAATGGTAAATCAAGTGAAAATAGAGAAGCATCGAAATTGGTTTACTTAAATTGTAGTATTGGAACATATAGACCAGATAGACAACCAGCATATGATTACTTTTCATCTAAGGGATGGTGTACAGTAAAGCCGCATGGTAGTCTTGATTATTATCACTACTGCAATGATATTTTAGATCACCATTTTTCAATATGCCCCCGTGGAAACGGTTTAGATTGTCATAGAAATTGGGAGATTCTTTATTTAAACAGATATCCTGTTATGAAAAAATATTATGGACTTGAGAAATTATATTCCGATCTACCAGTTGTTTTTGTGAATGATTGGTCAGAAGTGACAGAAGAATTCTTGAGGAATAAACTTGAAACTATGCGAAATACAACATATAATATGGACAAGTTAAGATATTCTTACTGGAAAAAACTAATAGAGGATTCAATATGATAATTGAAAATAGTGAAATAAATTTACAACAAGAAATCGAAAAGAGAGTCTTAAAGACTGGCGATTCGTACATTGATGCTATTCTTTATATTTGTGATCATCATTCATTTGATCCAGAATATATTGCAAAGCATCTACCCAAACCAATTATTGAAAAGTTAAAGGAAGAAGGTGAATCATTAAATCTACTTCCAAAAACTTCTCGTCTACCCATATAAATACTCTTGACTACTTCAGTATCTGTAGTATACTACTGGTGTAAGTCGTACATGTCGTACACTTAAAACATACAAAAGGAGATATCGTATATGTCGTTCAAGGATCTAAAGAAGCGTTCTCAGGAAAACATTTCGCGTCTGACTGAAGAACTAGAGAAGATGAATAAGGGCGCAGAGTCTTACAAGGATGATCGTTTCTGGAAGCCTACGCTTGATCAAGCAAGCAATGGTTTCGCTGTCATCCGTTTCCTTCCCCCTGTTGAGGGTGAGGATGTTCCGTGGGTTCGTGTATTCTCACACGGTTTCCAAGGTAAGGGTGGTTGGTTCATTGAGAACTGCCCGACTACCATTGGTGGCAAGTGCCCTGTTTGTGAAGCAAACAGTGAACTTTGGAATTCCGGTATTGAGGATGACAAGACTGTAGCCCGTGATCGCAAGCGTAAGTTGTCTTACATTGCAAACATCATGGTTGTTTCGGATCCCAAGAATCCATCAAACGATGGAAAGGTGTTCCTTTTTAAGTTTGGTAAGAAGATCTTTGACAAGATCATGGAGAAGTTGCAGCCTGAGTTTGCTGATGAGACTCCAACCAATGTCTTTGATTATTGGAAGGGTGCAGACTTCAAGTTGAAGATTCGTAAGGTTGCTGGTTATGTTAACTATGACAAGAGCGAGTTTGATGTTCCTGCTCCTCTTCTCGGTGGTGATGACAAGCAACTGGAAGGTGTCTGGGCAAAGCAGCACAAGTTGCAGGAGTTCCTCAAGGCAGATAACTTCAAGTCTTATGATGAACTGTCCAAGAAGTTGGATAGTGTTCTCAAGTCTGCTCCAGAGGGTAAGCGTAAGGCTGAGGAGATGTCAGATAATGACTTCGAACCAGAGACTGAACTGAAGTACTCAACCCCAAAGACTTCTAAGCCAGCAAAGATGGCTGAGAAGAAGGTTGAAGAGGATGTCGAGGAGGAGGATGCAATGTCCTACTTTGAGAAGTTGACTCAAGATGATGAATAAGGGTCAAATGTGAGAGGTGTGCGAAAGAACCGGAGAAATCCGGTTCTTTTGTTTTTATATCAATTCTGCTTTCTTAATATCCATAAGAACATGTTGTGCAAAATTATCTGGTGTTGTCATTGACAGCATCTGTGGATTGAATTGAGAATTTGGATCATTACTACCACCAAAACCACCCATGATGTTGTTTATTGTATTGCTTCCACCTGATCCAGATGATGCTAATGGATCTGCAGTAGTCATATCAAAATGTTCATTCTTTGAATTTGATAATCCATCTTGTATCATTAATGATGATCTTTGTGTGGATGATATATCATTATTAGCATTATTTTTCAAAGCATTATATAAATTATTGCCTATTGATTCGGTTACTGTATTTGGTTTAGTTGATACAACTGCTTCTGCTGTATAATTTTCACCTGCAATTATATTAGAACCATTCTTTGTTCCTTCAATAATACCTTCATTTGCCATTGGTGAAGAATTATCAATTTCTGGTATTTGTAAATTTGTTGTTTTTTCTGGTATTTTTACTGTATCTTTTCTTCCTCTTGCATCCCTCATACTATAAGCAGCTTCATCTAGTTCTTTGTATCTACTTTCTTTAAACATACCAGCATAAGTCATATCAACAAAATCAAATCCCCAATCTGATTCTGGAGACTTAGTTGGATTAAAATAATTTTTTATAAATGGTGATGTGTTTATTATTTCTTTTTTATCATTTTCAGTCAAATTTTGCGATTTGTCTACTAATTCTGCGGTGTTTTTAACTTCTTGAAATAATAAATTCTTTTCAATTTCCCATTCTCCAAGTAGTTTTACTCTTTTTAGTCTTTGTTCTTCGCTTTTATCATCAGGATCATATACATTTAACCATTTTGTATTCATATCGTCTATAGTTTTTCTAACTTTTGTATCAGCAATTAGTACTTTTCTCTGTATATCATTTTTTATAGTTTTTTCTGGATTAGATCTATTACTTTCTCTTATCTTATTCATCTCTTCTGTGGTTTTGCCAGCCATCATGGAAGTTGATGATGATATTTCTTGATTTGTTGCTACATCTACCACTCTTTGTATTTGGTTATCTTTTAGTGCAGATTCTAATTGTGATTTTCTTTTTTCTGGTATATTTGTAGTTTTTAATTCTTCTTTAATTTCA